TTCCACCAACGATTTACTGTATCTTCGTACGTTTCTCGTCGGTTCTCGCTTTCAATGTACCGTGCGTATCGGCTAATGTGGATGAAGTCTTCGTAATTAGAACTCATTCTTTACCTCAAGAGTATTGGTTTTATCAAAATTAAACATAGGTTGTGTAATATTTTCGTCTGTAACACTGATAAGTTTAGCAAGATACCATTTAGCTTTGTGTAAGTCTTGAACTTTATGTTCTTTATAGTTACATCTCCAAAGGTATTTAAATACGTTACCACGTAAGTACTCTTCAAACCCCTCTTTCGACATACTGGCTTGTATGGCATCTATACATTCGATACCATGTTCGTTAAGCTTGTAGTGCTTTGGACTGTTTACGTTATCCTGCATTGTCATCATCTCCGCTCATATCTCTATCTAACTTGTTTAAAAGTGAAGGAAGTTTATCTTTCATGTTCTTGTAGTCTTCTAACTTAACCACTTTACCCTCAGAGGTTTTCTGTGTTTCTCTTTCAAAATCTTCCATCAACTTGCTCAGACCCTTACTAAACACCATTTCTAAATCCTCGTCAAGCACACGCAACAACCCTAATGCCATCACTTTGCAGATAGGAAACTTACCGTCGTCTGCCTCTTTAAAGTCAAATACACTAACGTTAAAATCTTCATCAGTATTTGGTTGTCTTTCTATGAGAATAACCACACCGTTAGGTTCTTTGAAAACATGTTCTTGACTATCATCATCATTGAATAATAATTTAATTTTTTTAATAGCTTCTAAAACATCATTCTCATCTATATCATCTTCAGTCATTCATCCATCCTTCAGGTAATCTCATTACATCGTACGTGAAACCATGTTTATCACACCACTGTGCGTACGTTGTTTTAGATTTTTTACTTAAACGTTTTTTACTATTCATGAATATAAATCTAATGTCAAGATCAGGATGTTGTTTCTGTATCAATAGATGTTTGGCTCTGTCCTCTGATGAGAACAGGCCTTTTGTTTCTACGTAGAAATCATGATCTTCGATGAAAAAATCTGGTGTGTACGTTCTAACAGGCGGTACGTATTTTATTTTATTTGTTTCGTACGATGCTTTTATATTTCTATCATATAAGTCTCTAGCAAAGTCAGCTTCAAATCCTGATCTAAATCTTCTTGCCATCACAACTCCTCTAGTTCATTTATACGCCCTGTACCTAGATCATAATACAGTTTAGAAGCTTGTCCAGTAAGACCGCTAAATCTATTCTTAATTACTCTGGCGTACGTTGTGTGACGTTCTACAACACAATCAGCTTGTCCATTACGTTCAAGACCTAGCACAATGTCACTTAGCTGACCTATGCTGTGGCTACCTCTAAGATCACTCAAGCTAACATTAAGTGAATTAGTTTCATGCGATCCACCATTGGACGGTCTACGTAAATGGGACACCATGAACAGACAGATATCTAGTTCCTGCACAAGTGTACGCAACTTGGTTACGCAAGCGTCAATTGTCTTACGTTCGTCCATAGCATTCTCTTGTGCGCTTACAAGTATACTAATATGATCTAATACAATATACCTACAGTTCAAGGCACGTACAAGGTAACGGACACGGGCTATGATGTTCTCTATTGTGTTGGACCCGAAGTGATCAAAGAAGTAGAAACGTTCTGAACCTAGAACTTCTTGAAATGCTTTCTCATACGCCTCATCCTCATAGACCACATCGGGAAGATGTAACGGCTTGTTCATGTGTAAACTCATCAGACTTTCAGCTGTAGTGCGTACACTTTCTTCCATAAACATTAAGCCGATATTCTCGTCTGTTTTATTATAGATATGATATATAATTTCTCGTAGAAAACTACTCTTACCAATACCTGTACCAGCGCATATTGTAACTAGCTCACCTTTACGTACGCCGTACGTCATACGATTTAAACCTTCAAAGGGGTAGTCTACTACTGCTTCCTTTGGACCTTCTGATAGAACGTCCCATAGTTGAGAACCAGCCACAATGCCATCAGGAGTGTGTGTATCTGCATTCCACCAATCACTGACAAACTCTGTTGATTTGTTCTCCATGAGATAAGCTGAAGCGTCCTTGTAGCGCAGCTTCATGATCTTAGCTTTAGGTGACAGAACTTCTGCTATCTTCTTTGCATTTTCTAATCCTACTTTATCATTATCGAAACAAATAACGATATTATCAAAACTCATAAGATAATCGTAGTTGTCTACAATATCTTTGTGTGAGCTAGCTGCCCCTGTCTTAACAGATACACAAGGCCACTTACTGTCAAACATCTGATGTGCAGACATGGCATCTAGTTCGCCTTCACAGATGGTTATGTACTTACCACTTTTCTTAAACAACTGTTGACCAAATAGTGTAGCGTCACTTATCTGACCTTCAACGGAGAAGACTTTGTTCTTACCACGCACCTTGTTGGCTACGTGTTGATTCCATTCATCGTAATACGGATATATGTGTTTTGAAGCGTCACTTACAGTAACTCCATACTTCAAACAAGTTTCAGAAGACAGCTTACGCTTGGATAGTTCCTTGGTCTTACCTGTAGTTAAATTAGAATTTAGTACAGGATTCTTAACTTTATATTCGTTAATGTGCATCTCTATTCCGTTCTTAATAACAGTGTTACAAGAAAAACAGTACGTACCATCTTCGTATATAGATAGTGCGTCTGAACTACCACAAGTAGGACACGGTTGATGTGTCTTCTTTGCCTTTGTCATAATACCTCTTCTACATTAGGTTCTTTTACAACTTTAGTGAAGTAACGGTATCCATTAGCGTATCTAAACACACGTAGTCCTTCACCGTTATTTGTATCCTGCCAACATCTGTTCTTGTAGTCACAGAACACGCAATCTTTAGAGAGAATCATGTTACCGCTGTTGCCGTCTGGTATTGGATCAAAGCAACGATCTGGTACGTTCTTCTTCTTTACCATTTTCTTCAGATGTTTTACTCTATCAGAAGCGTTAATTAACATTAACTCATCTACCTGCATCATACATATCTCACCGTTGTTCTTGTTGATGGCAAGAAAACCGCCTTCATCAAGGTCCAAGGCTTCCATGTACGCGCTGATCTGAGAGATGTAACCGAATGGATCGTTGTTCTCAAGCGTATTTTGTTTAAATTTTTTAAAACCATAGTCCGAAGCTGACTTAACGTCTACCAACGCACCGTCAATAACGGCGTCGATATGACCTTTTACACCTTCTAGTTCTACTTCTTTCTGCCGGTCTTCAACTTTGTGTCCAGCCTCTGTTACTAAATATAACAGTAACGCTTCTAACAGATGACCGTAAAAAAAACGCATACGCAATGCCGGTGATTCCTTGCGAGGCACTGGATCGTTTATCTCATACCATAGTTTGCGATCAGTGCGACCAATAGCAGACAAGCGTAATCGCTTTCGCTCACCTTCGTACGGTGAAAGAAACCGTTCTATCTCTTCACGTACTACAGACAAAAAATCTTCTAAATTATTTTGATCTAATTCTTCTTTACCATTAAGTATTAATTCTTCTATGTCTGTGGTTAGAGTCTTAACTGATTTCTTCGCCATTGTGTCTCCTACTATTAAAGAATGTGATAGCTACCGTCCCTCTACTATCACTGAACTACCCTATTTGTAGTTCTCCCTACTATTAAGGTGGAAAGGTAAGGAATCGAACCTTACGCTAGGTTGCTCGACCAACCCTGTAACGTTGTCGAAAACGGTACATTAGCCGCCTTGCTTTCCATATAGTATATTACAGTTCGTCATCACCATCAAAATCGTCAATGGTGTTAGCAGCAATGTTATTGCTATCTAATACGAAACCATCTTCTTCCGCATCAATCTCATCGTTATCGACATACGGTTTGTAATCAACGATCATAATGGAATTAAGTGAAGCAGAGACACCAGACTTCTTCTGATAACGCCACTCATAAGGACTGATAGAACACTTTACAACACTACCGTTGCCGATCTGCATGTTCTCAGGCCACGCATTCTTAGCTGAATCCACAACTTTAGGAACCAACTTCGTCTTGGCTGTAATGAAGCTTCCTTTGTCGGCTTTATCACCTTCACCGACACGGACAGAAATACCAAGACCCTCAATGGTCTTACAATCCTGCTTGCTCAGATTACAGATATCAACCTGATACTTATCAGACATTGTGTTAGGTTCAAACAAGCTAGCCCACATGGCGTTGCCTTTGATTACTGCACGTTCTCTCATATTGTTTTCCTTTTCTCTAATGTGTTTCGGCCCAATTAAACCCTAGCTTTGCATCGGCGTTCAAGGGCAACCGTACACCCAGTATATGTCCTGCTTTTTGCATTGTCAAGTCTGCTGCTGAAATTATTTTTTCAACATCATCCTTGTGGACTTCAAATTGCATTTCGTCATGTATTGTATTAACAAGATGTGCTTTAAGTTTGTGTTTACGGATATGTTCATCCATGCAAATAGACCACTGCTTACACGATATGGCACCGGCACCTTGTAGCAACGTGTTCAATGCTGCATGTTGATGACGTACTAATATTCTACGTCCATCTAAACCTAATAGTGTACCTTTCTCAGCCATAGTCTGTACCTTTATAATAAGCTTCTCCAGTGAAGGCATATTACGTAAGAAGTCACGGCGAAGTTTTGCACCGTCTACGGCACTGCCACCCACTACACTGCCCAGCTTCTCTACACCAGCGCCATACAGAAAAGCGTAGATGAAACGTTTACTCTCAGCCCGTGTATCCAGACCAGCAGCTATACGGTTTACTTCATGCGGATCACCGTTCACCACTACGTCCATATAAGACTTATCTTGCATGTAGTGTGCTAACATACGTAGTTCTAATCCTTTTGCATCCATACCGATCATACGATAGTTGGAGTTGGGTACAGTAAAACAAGCTCGACACTCTTTACCATACGGCTTATCGTTTGACACAATATTAGCCATGTTGGGATTAGCGTGTGTCATTCTACCAGTGACGGCACCCATGGTATACACAGTACCATGTATACGGTCATTACGATCTAGGTTTTCAAGCCACGCTTCTACTGTCTTCCATCTTGTCTCAAGCATCTTCCATTCTGCCAGCTTTCTAGCAGGTTCCGGTGCGCTATCAAATAC